TTGTTGTTTGATATGATGGACAAAGAGATGGACATTTATACAGACAATGAGTTGCGTGAAGAGATAGAACAGTATTACCCACATTTGCTTGAAGAGTAATGGAACTCCCCGCAAGTTTTCCACACCTAGCCCCCAAAGGTTACAGTTATGAAACTACACTATTCAAGCGTAATCTTCTTGCTATCTGGATCTGTAATCATGGCAAGTTTTCTTATACCAGTAAAACTCCCAAGTCAATCTGGGGGTTCTACAATATCAAACAACGCACTTACTTTGCCCCAATCAATTCATCAACAATCGGTAAAGAAGTAGACATCAAAGATACATCGTGTTATACTAGTATGCAGTTAAACCTTAACTCACTAGAACGATTGCTCTATGCCCAATGATGCTTACTCTCCCAAAGTTAATGATTATGTAAGGTGGAAAGATCATGAAGGTTGGGTGTATTTCAAAGACTCAGAATACATTACAATCGAAACCAAAACGTTCCCCAAAGATGATGCAAACGTCAATGCCTGTCCTATACATCAAAACAACAGAGTTCTAGTTCTTTGTTATCATCAATCCTGGAACGAGTTAGAGTATGTCACCTCTCGCAAATCACGCCATGAACAAGTACAAAATCACCTGGAAGAAAAGAAAGAACAAAGGGTATAGTTCTACCCAGGAAGTGATAGTCTACGGAGAGGATAATGTCCTACATGTTATCAACAACCTGGTGCCTAATCGTGAGTGTGATATTATCCCATGTTCCTAGATTTGCCCCCTCAAAACGTCAATAAATAGCATGTTTTGCATTAAAAACGTATTAAAAAGGTATTAAAAAATATATGTGAACGTTCTATAAAGTTTTCCACAAGTTGTTAATAAGTGTGGAAAAACCTGTGGAAAAGTGTTAGAAATGCTGATGTAAATGTGCCCAGGTCTTGTGATCTAAGCGAGCGTATCATAACACGACGATCTTGTCAACCCCTCCCCCGATTCTCATCCCCAGACCCACACAAACACCTTGACAATCCTTAGAGGGTTGTTATATAATACAGAGGAACTCACCACCAGTCCAATGAACACTAGCCACGCACAAAAGCAGCAGATTCGTGTTACTCTGGACTTTGATGTCTATGAGGATTTTGATGTCCATCAGATTGATTTTCACAAGGTCTTTGATATTCAGGGTGGGGAGAACTTGACAGTCACTGTGGAAGATTTGTCAGTTGATGTAGAGAACCTCTGGGAAGCAGCGTATCACTAACACTTGACAGATCCTCAGAGACGTGATAAGATAGGGCAGGGACAGTTACTATGACTTATTGGCAGTTATTGCGGCGGGCGTTGATGCGTTCGCGGCGGCGATGGGGCGTATATAAAAAAGACCAACTACCCTAACCTACAACGAACCCAAAAAGCGAACTAAATATCGAAGTCTCAAAAAAATTCTGAGGTATGTAAAAGTACCTCATAGGTTCGACTTATGGAAAAAAAATTCCCAGAAAAATTTGAGCGCCCATGGGGTTATTATGAGAATCTCTTAGAGGAACCTACGTATAAGGTCAAGAGGATTGTAGTATATCCTGACCAACAATTAAGCTTACAATACCATTACCATCGTGCAGAGTATTGGACCTGCGTCGAGGGTGATGGTTATGTTAGTATTGGGGATAATTTGCATCATGCATCACCTCACAGTCACTTCAAAATTGGTGTCAAAGAACAACATCGTTTGAAGGGAGGTGAGAATGGCATAACTATTATAGAGGTTCAATTAGGATCTCGTTGTGAAGAGGAGGACATTGTAAGATTAAAAGATGACTATTCAAGAGTATAGATTCCACATATATGCCAAAGAGAAATGTCTCTTTCATAATTTAATCGAGAAAGATTTCGAGAACAAATGGGAGACTTTAAAGGGCATGGTGGGTCTCATGAAAACTGAATATAAGGTAGAGGACCTTTCGTATGAGAAGGTTGAATTTGTCAAAGATTCCATAGAGTCATCGTATTGACAAACTCTAAATAAAGCGTTAGAATTGATTTGTAGGTTATTCGAACTTATGTCAAAAGGATTTACTGTAAAAGCGAAGACTCCTCCTGTACAGAAGAAAGAGGAGTTTGATATTGAAGCTATTAAAGCACGTATGAAGGGCAAGAGCATTGTGTTCTGTCTGCCTGGTCGCGGTGTTTCATATGTGTTCTTAAAGAACTTTGTTCAACTGTGTTTTGACATGGTTCAAAATGGAATGAGTATTCAGATTAGTCAGGATTACTCTTCTATGGTGAACTTTGCACGATGCAAGTGTCTTGGTGCAAATGTACTTCGTGGACCTGATCAGATTCCCTGGGATGGTAAGTTGAAGTATGACTATCAGTTGTGGATTGATAGTGACATTGTATTTGACACGAACAAGTTCTGGCAACTGTGCGATCTTGCGATTGCAGAGGATGGTACAGAGAAAGAGATTGTTTCTGGTTGGTATTGCACCGAAGATGGGAAGACTACTTCATGTGCTCACTGGCTGGAAGAGGGTGACTTCCGTAAGAATGGCGGAGTCATGAACCATGAAACTCTGGAATCTATCTCCAAGCGTCGCAAACCTTTCACGGTTGACTATATTGGATTTGGTTGGGTGTTGATTAAGAATGGAGTGTTTGAGCATACTGAGATGAAGTATCCATGGTTTGCTCCAAAGATGCAACAATTTGAATCTGGTGAAGTTCAAGATATGTGTGGAGAGGATGTCTCCTTCTGTCTTGATGCTATCAGTGCTGGATTTGATATTTGGGTGGATCCCCGTATCCGCGTTGGTCACGAAAAAACTCGCATTATCTGATTATGGCAAAACTTAAAGCATCATTGACTGGTAAGACTATTATTCAGTCTCGTCCGAAAAAGACTCGTCAAGGAGCTGGGCAGCATACTAAATATGCAGCGAGCTCTCGTAACTCTGCTCGTAAAAGGTATCGAGGACAAGGAAAAGGATGAGTCAATTAGTCGTCAATCTCCCACCACAAAAAGTGTGGGTTCGTAAAGAATATTTGAGAGATTTACAAGACGGCTATGGAGAATTTGTAGAGGGCGTCTGGGTTTCGGCAAAGTCGATTCCTGGACGCGCTTTTTATTTTGAGACATATTTGCCTAAGTATGGAGCAATGTTTGACAAATTACCCATTAGCGCGTTTCTCTCGCGTCCAGAACTACCAGATCCTGATTTAGATCTACCAAATCTACAATTTTGGAACTGTATGGACTATGGAGTTCGATGTATTGAGAAACAATTCATTGGATCAATGGATTTTGAACTCCGAACACGTAACTTTGGCAACATCAAAGGCGAATATTTGTTCACTTTGGACAACTTTCATCCTGATGTTGACACTACAAATACAAATGTAAGTGAAATTCCCGACGAACACAAGTCACATAACTGTATTGAACTTGAAAATGGGCAATTTGCACTGTATCCAAACAATAGAATGAGGATTTATGACTTATCAATCACTCCCGAAACGCCTCTTACGCCCGATTTCAAGGTCTCTACACGGTATTATCAAGTTGAAAATGGAGTCAGATGGGGCAGATTGGGGGATTCTGACGAATATTTCTGGGAAACTCCCGACGAAAGAGCAAATTCTGGCATTAGAAGCACCGATTTTTGAATGTGGCGGTGGACATTTCACTCAGGGTTATGGTTTCTTTGGATTTGTTCCCAATTCGACACTAAATAAACCAGATATATTGACTATAACAGGTGCCGCAACCAGTCTCACGGGCATTTAAGGACATTTCACTGTCTTTCAAGAAGCATCCAATCACAAGTGATGCGCTTGTGCTGTCAAATGAGACTGCAATTTCGCGTTCAATTCGTAATTTAGTGCTAACTGCCTTAGGAGAACGACCATTTCAACCAAATTTGGGTTCTAGGATATCCAGAAGTCTTTTTGAATTGTTGGATTTTGGTACTGCATCCATAATTAGGAAAGATATTGAACTTACGATTAAAAATTTTGAGCCAAGAGTGGAAATCAATACAATTGAAGTGACTCCTGAGTATGATAATAATGGATATAACGTCCTGATTTCATATTTTATCGTTGGGCAACCTAGAACACCCAAACAATTAGAGTTTATCCTTCAAGCCACAAGATAATGCCACTTACAAAGTTTTCAAATTTAGATTTTGATCAGATCAAGACGCAGATAAAGGACTATCTGCGATCAAATTCCAATTTTACGGACTTTGACTTCGAAGGATCGAACTTTTCGGTTCTGATTGACACTCTGGCATACAACACCTATATCACTTCATACAATGCCAACATGGTGGCAAATGAGGTGTTTATTGATAGTGCCACATTAAGAGAGAATGTGGTATCACTTGCGAGAAATATTGGATATTTACCTTCATCTAAGAAGTCAGCAAAGGCAACTGTAAGTTTTTTTGTTGACACTAGTACTTTGACCACCAACCCAACAACAATGACCCTTAGAGCGGGTCTGGTGGCAGTCTCAGACAGTTTTGGCGGGTCTAATTATACGTTCTGTATTCCAGAAGATGTCACGGTTCCAGTTACAAATGACACCGCATTCTTTAATGACATCGAAATTTACGAGGGAACGTTTTTATCTAAGTCGTTTACAGTAGATACTTCAAACATTGATCAAAGGTTCATAATTCCAAATGCAAACACTGATACTTCTACCTTAGTTGTTCAAATTAAGGAAAGTGAGTTTGATATTGCATCAGTTAAGTATGAATTAGCACAAAGTATTATTGATGTAAGTGGCACATCAAAGATTTTCCTCTTACAAGAGGTTGCAGATGAAAAATATGAACTTCTTTTTGGAGATGGAGTTTTTGGTAATCGTTTAGAAGATGGAAATGTGATTACAGCAACCTATGTGATCACAAATGGTGCTGATGCTAATGGTGTTAGGAACTTTACTTTCTCAGGAAGACTTGTTGATAACGATGATAGAGTTGTAACTACGGGTGTTTCTGCTATTACAGTTGTTAATTCATCAACAGGCGGTGGAGACATTGAAAATGTTGATTCTATTAGAAAATATGCACCTTTAAAGTATGCTGCACAGAACAGAGCAGTTACATCACAGGATTATGAGGTTTTAACAAAACAGGTTTTCCCAGAAACAGAATCTGTATCTGCTTTTGGTGGAGAAGAACTCAATCCACCTCAATTTGGTAGAGTTTTTATTGCAATCAAACCTAAAAACGGCAGCTATCTCTCAAATTTCGTAAAATCGGACATTATTGGAAAATTAAAGAGACATACCGTTGCAGGTATTGTCCCACAGATCATTGATTTGAAATATCTTTACGTAGAAATTGACTCGAACGTTTATTATAACACAAATCAGTTCCCATCTGCATCTTCACTTAAAACTAAGGTAACTGAGTGTCTTGAAGCATACTCAAATACAACAGAATTGAATAGTTATGGCGCAAGACTGAAATATAGCAAACTTTTAAGAGTAATTGATGATTGCGATTCTGCCATTACCTCAAATATTACTAATATTAGGATTAGAAGAGATTTAAGACCTGTTTTAAACTCTTTTGCTGATTATGAACTCTGTTTTGGTAATAGATTTCACATCGGTGAAGGTGTAAACATCAAAACTAGCGGATTTTACGTTGAAGGATACTCTGGTGAAGTATTTTTATCAGATATTCCAGATTCAAACATGGAAACTGGAACGATTAATCTTATTAGAGCAATTTCTCAATCAGAAATTCAAGTTCTAAGAAGAAATGTTGGAACAATTGATTATGTAAGGGGAGAAATTAATTTGAGTCCAATTAAGATTGTTGGAACATCAAAATTTGAAGCAGAATTTCCAATTATTGAAATTCAAGCAATTCCTTATTCAAATGATGTTATTGGATTACAGGATTTATTTTTGCAACTAGATATAAGTAAGAGTAACGTTAATGTTATTTCTGACACCATATCTTCTGGTGCTGATGTATCTGGATCGAGATACACTGTTTCTTCCAGTTTCTCCAACGGTAAAATTACCCGATAATGTTAGAAAAAAGAGTTAAAATCCAATCCGTAGTTGAAAATCAACTGCCTATTTTCCTTGGTGCAGAACTGCAAGGAGCTGGTGATTTTTTAAAGACATATTATAAATCACAGGAGTATCAAGGTGGTCCAGTTAACCTTTTAGAAAATATTGATCAATATACAAAGGTAGGAACTTATACTTCTATTGTTGGATTCACAACTGTAACTTCTAATATTAATATTGAAGATACAACAATTAATGTTGGCGATACTTCTGGTTGGCCAGAGAAATACGGTCTTTTGAAGATCAATAACGAGATTATTTCATATACAGGAAAAACAAATACCTCTTTTACTGGTTGTATTAGAGGTTTTAGTGGTATTACAAGTTATCATAGCAATAATGGACCAGATGAACTAATTTTTGAAGATACTGAGGCAGATGAGCACGTTTCTGATGATCAAGTTTTAAACGTTTCATCCCTTTTTCTAAAAGAGTTTTTTAAGAAGTTAAAAACTCAATTTTTACCAGGTCTTGAAGACGTAGAACTATATGATGGATTAAGACCATCCAATTTTATAAAACAATCTGTCGATTTTTACAAATCAAAAGGAACTCCTGATTCTTTTGAAATTCTTTTTAGAGCCTTATACAATGATGAGATTGAGGTAATAAAACCCCAGGATAATTTGTTTATTCCGTCAGATGCGGGATATAGAAGAGTTTTGCGATTAAATGCACAACCAATTCCTGGACAAGCAGATGTTTTAGAGAAGTATCTTTCTGGATTCGTTACAAAAAATGTATATCAAGAAGATAAAGATGGCAATATAACAGCATCAGGTTCAGTTGTTCAAGCTGAAAGAATTCTTAGAGATGGTGTGCCATCTTTTAGAATTGATATTGATTATCTGTCTCTTATACACATCTCCGAGCCCACGAGACGTAGAGG